TCCGACTACGACGGTAACGAGCAGGTGTTCGACCAGATTGATCAAGTCTGGACGTCATGGATGCGGGACATCAGGCTGGGCTCCGGACGCATCACCGTGCCGGAGTACATGCTCGAAGGGCAGGGGGTCGGTAAAGGCGCGCTCTGGGACTCCGAGCGTGAGATCTACTCAGCTATCCGAGCGAGTCCGGACGATGCCGCCGGCCTGACCGTTAGCCAATTCGCCATCAGGCATGAGGCGCACAAGGCCACGCTGGACGAGCTATTCCGCGCGGCCATGCGCCACGCTGGAATATCCGCTCAGACCATGGGTGAGCAGGGTGGGGACGCCGCCATGACCGCGACCGAAGTGCAGGCCAAGGAGCGCCTGTCATTCGTGACCAGGGGAGATCGGACCGGTACCGCCGCTGACGCGATCGAGGAGTACCTGACCGTGCACACCATGCTGGAGATGGTGCACGGGATCGGCGGTGTGACCTCCCCGCTCGAAGACATCAGCGTGGAGTTCGGCGATTCTGTCTCAGAGTCTCCGGAGACTGTCGCGCGGACCCTGCAGCTCCTCGTGGCTGCGGACGCCGTCAGTCACGAGATGCGGGTCCGCACCGTGCATCCTGAGTGGGACGATGAGCAGGTGCTCGCAGAGGTGGCCAAGATTCAGAACGCTCAGCCTCCGGTTGAGAACCCGGATACGTTCACGGGCGCACCGCCAGAAGACATGCCGGAGTAGTCCGTGGCCATTGACCGGAGCGTGTCGGAAGGTATCGGCAAGGAGCTCGTCACGCTCTACACCGCGCTGGAAGCTCGGATCTCGGCTGAGGTAGCCCGGCGGTTGAGGATCGGCCAGGACGCGCCTACGTGGGCGGTAGACAGGTTGGCGGCCGCCGGGGATCTCTCCCGCTGGACGCAGCGACTACTGGCCGGGCTGGACAAGCCGACCCGCATAGCCGCATCGGACGCGATCCTGCGGGCATCGGTAGCCGGTCGTACCGCAGCGCTGGACGAGATGGAGCGCCACGCCAAGGGATACACCAAGAAGCTGATAGAGAGCGGCAGAGAGGCGCTGAGCAGTCCGGAGCGGCTACCAGGGCAAGGCGCCATAGCCAAGCTGGCCGGGGAGTTGTCCAACAAGATGACGGGCACCCACGGACGCATCCTCCGGTGGACGCAGGACGCCTACCGGGATGTGATCGGCCGTACCGCGGCGCTCGGTGTGCTGGCCGGGCTGGATACCCGCAGGCAGGCATCCGAGCGGGCGTGGAATGAGCTGCTGGACAAGGGCATTACGGGGTTCACGGACAAGGCCGGGCGGAACTGGAGTCTGGCCGGGTACGTGGAGATGGCCACCCGTACCGCCGTCACCAACGCGAGCGTGGACGCGCACTCAGACGAGCTCGGATCTCTCGGGATTGACTACGTGATGGTCAGCGATGCTCACGAGGAATGCGCACGCTGCCGGCCGTGGGAGGGAAAGATCCTGACCCGTACCGGAGGCGGCTCGTTTGAGAATGCGGCAGAGAGCGCGCTAGGTGACGGGTCAGTGGTCCGATTTCAGGTAGCGGGCAGTGTCGCCGATGCAAAGGCTGGCGGTCTTTTCCACCCGCAGTGCCGACACCGCATAGTTGCGTACATGCCGGGGCTGACCCAGACCCCGACCAACACCGAGGACCCTGAAGGTGACAAGGCGCGGCAGAAGCTCCGGGCGTTGGAACGGAAGACACGCCGGGAGAAGATCAAGGAAAACGCCGCGCTGACTCCAGAGGGCAAGAAAGCGGCTAAGGCGCGGGTCACCGAGTCTCAGAAATCCATCAGGGAGCATGTCAAGTCGACCGGCACCAAGCGTAGGCCGGACCGGGAGCAGATTGATCTGGGTAACAAGCGCACTCCTGTCAAGACCACACCACCTAAGCCTGTCAAGGCCGTCACGCCCAAGCCTGTCAAGGCCACACCACCCAAGCCATTAGATGACGATTACCAGGCAACGCCGATCACTCTGCGAGACCAGCAAATCGATAGAGATATCGGAAACAGGGATGACCGGCGTGCCTATCTGCGTAAGGAGCTGGACGCTGGACGCATGACTCAGGCAGACCACGACGCGCAGCTAAAGCGCAGTGACGACTACTACAACGGCAATATACAGCACTACCGAGCTGATCCTGATCCAAAGTTGGATAAGGTGGTAGGCACGAAACACAGCGGCACTCCGAGCAAAGAACGCGTGCGCGCGCACATGCGGGAGACCACAGACCAGGTGCCGTCTAGATTGCGTCCGGACGCTGATGCGGAACTGGCACGGCAGGGAGACATAGCGCCACGTTCGGGTATGCGCTTCAAGAGGATCAACGTTCCTGAACCTGGATCTGTCGAAGAGTCGGAATGGAAAGCCGACCAGAATTCGAGCACCAACGCGTTTTACCGATGGGCCGATCTTGGTGAGCGCGGGATACACGAGATGACCATGTCTCCCAAGTTTGTATCAGACGTGGCCGGTCAGGAACGCGCTCATAAGTACTGCAAGGATATCGGGTGGTATAGCCACTCCGATGAAACCGCTTTCAGATCTACCATGGCGCATGAGTACGGCCACCACATGACCACCATGATTTTCGACATGCAGGCCAGATATGCCGGAGGCGATATTGACCGCAATTTCGGTAGGGAACTGGTGGACCTGATAGTTCGGGAGTTCGGACTAGGTAGGCAGTACCCGACCGACGACGCTTGGATTGACCTTGATGACCTGGTTAAGGACAACGCAGGCACATTCAAGCGTGGCGTGTCTGAGTACGGGTCCAGTAGCGCAGCGGAACTTCTAGCCGAGATCTGGCGGGAATACAGCATCATGGGTGACCGCGCACGGCCAGCGATCAAGGCCATCGGTCGACTGCTGCAAGAGCTAGCGGAGAAGGGGGCTTTCAAGTGACCAGCCAGACACCTGTCATCTGCATGTCATGTACCAGGGCAACCATCAGCTACATTCCGGGGACGCAGACAGGTCCAGCGGACAACACAGGCACGCCGACAATCCGCCGCTGCACTGCGTATCCGGACGGTATCCCCGATGACATCCTGCTGGGCGGTGACCACCGGGTTGCCCGAGGGGACGAGCGCGGCGGGTGGCTGTTCAGGCAGACCGGCGGTGCTGAAAGCGGGTTCTCATCCTGGCAGCGCTTTCACGATCTCATGAGTGCATAATCAACTAGACCGGTCAGGCACCGGTAACCCCGCTAAGGAGAAGACATGAAGATCCGACGCTCACTGATCTGGCTATCTGGAATGCCGTTTCGCGGTCCGGCACTGCGTAGCGCGCCTACTGGAGAGCCGGCCGCTGGACCGGGGGACAAGCCACCGGCCGACACGCCGCCCGCAGAGCCGCAACTGGTGGATCAACTGCCAGGATGGGCGCAGCGACACATCGCTAGCCTGCGTGCGGAAGCAGCGGCCAAGCGCGTAGAGTCAAAGGCACCGGCCCAGTCTGGCACTGGCGGTGATGGGGTAGGAACGTCTGGCACGGTCACCCCGCCCAAGGATGTTGAGGCTGAGAAGCGCGCGTAGGCCGCCGCTGACGCACAGGCATCCTCAGTCCGTGAACTGAGCGTGTACAAGGCCGCTGCCAAGCTGGGCGCTGACCCGGACAAGCTGACGGACTCGCGCGCTTTCGCGGACAAGCTGGCCAAGCTCGATATCGCTGACGATGACTACGTCAAGAAACTGGCGGAACTCATCAAGGATGCGGTCAAGGCCAATCCGGGGTACGGCATGGCCAAGAGTGGAGCTCCCGCCATGGGCGCCGACCACTCCGGCGGTGTCAACACGCCGACTAAATCTAACTCCATCACCGACGCTGTGAAGCGCCGGATGAGTAGCTGAAAGGGCAGGCTGACCAATGGCCGTCTCGCTGGCAGAAGCCAGTCTCAACGCCACGGACGACATGGATGTGGCGGTGATCGACGAATTCCGCAAGGAGTCGACGATTCTCGACACCCTCATTTTCGATGACGTGGTCTCTCCGACCGGAGGCGGTGACACCCTGACCTACGGGTACCGGCGCCTCATCACCCAGCCAACCGCGGCGTTCCGTGCGATCAACTCCGAGTACGCCGCTCAGAACGTCACCACCCAGCGCTACACGGTCGACCTGGCCGTACTGGGCGGTGCTTTCGCGATCGACCGGATTACCGCGCGCATGGGTCCGGCGGCGTCCGGCGCTGTCGCGCTGAACATGGCGCAGAAGATCAAGGCGACCCGTACCCGTTTCCAGGATGAGGTGATCAACGGCGACAACGCCGTGGACGCCAACGGATTTGACGGCCTGGACAAGATCCTGACTGGTACCAGTACCGAGTTCCGGCCCACGGTCACGACCAACTGGTCTGACCTGGACACGGCCGCCGGTACCAAGTTCACCGCGCTGGACCTGCTCGACGAGTTCCTCAGCCTGATGGACGGGCAACCGACCCTCCTGCTGGGTAACGCGTCGCTGCTGGCCAAGATCCGCGGAATCGTCCGGCGTACCGGCATGTACACCCGCGACCCGATCCTGGGTCTCGTGGGCGCCGGTGGGCGGCCGATCACCCGTGAGTCCTACGGCGGTATCACGTTCGCGGACCCCGG